TCGCCAAAATGATAGTTTTCTAAAATATGATTTAGTGATTTTTCAGATTCTATATATTTGTATAGGGATTTTTCGTAATCTTCCCAAATGTTCCAAATAATTTTGATGTTATTTGATCTACAATATTGCTCTAGCATTGAAATAAAAATAAAATTTATATAAATAGAAAATTCTTTAGTAAAAATATTTTCTGGGCTTATTGGTTTTTTAAGATAAGTATCTACATTTTTTACAGAGTTTATAGATTGCACTGAATAAACTTTTTTATGTTTTAAGGCGTCTTTATTATAGTCAATACTCATTTTTTTAAAATCAAAAATGTCTTTTAAAATAGGCAATTCTAATCTAAAAAGTGGAAATGTCGCAACAATTATTTTAGGGTTTCCTACAACCCTAAAATACTCAAATGCTTTTATGACTTGACCCTGAATAGAGTCCCCACCCACAGAAAGCCTTGCAAATTTTGTATTTAATTTATTAGAAAGAAGAACGGGCCAGGAAAATTCGTCATCAATTCCAACTCCTAGTGTTTGAGAGCATCCTAAAATTAGTAAATCTTGTGGGGAATCAAAATCTTCAGACCTATATCCATAGCTATTAGATCGATATACCACACCAGATTTAGATATAAAAGGAGGCCACTCAACATTAAACAGACTTTCATAGTTATGAAAATGTAATTGCTGAAGATTTCTATGAATAAACTCAGGATAAATTGTTAAAAATTCTTCTTTCCCATTTTTACCCTCTGATTTTACTTTGCCCATTTAAATCTCCTTATTGTGCACCAGGTAGGACTTGAACCTACGACTACCCGATTATGAGTCGGGGGCTCTAACCAACTAAGCTACTGGTGCCTAGAAGGTTATATTATACATATAATGTTGCTGCCAGTCAATGATATCTTTTTTATCATTTAAAAGTGGTTGCCCCTTTATGTTTAAGCTTGTATTTAAAAGTATTGGAACCCCAGTGATAGCATACCAATTTGATAAAACTTCATATAAACCTGGGTGTTGGTTTTTATTAACTGTTTGAACTCTTGAAGTTCCATCTTTATGTACCACAGACGGTATCTCATTTGGCCTCAAGCATTCAACGGCATATTGCATATATGGGCTTGCAAAATTCATTTTAAACCATTTACTTGCATGCTCTTCCATTATTACTGGAGCAAATGGCCTAAACATTTCACGCTTTTTAATTAAATTTACTTTGTCTTTTATATCAGGATCTCTTGGATCCGCCAAAATACTACGATTACCCAAAGCACGTGGGCCATACTCTGCTCTACCAGATGCGACTGCAACTATTTTATCTTTAATTAGTCCAGTTATTATTTTACTTACTGGGTACTCCCCTCCTAAATCATAGCCAAGATAAGGATCTTTCCAGTCAATATGTTTTCCATATAATGCAGCAGCAGCGCCTAATGAACTTCCAGCATCTCCAGGGTTGGGCATAATCCAAATATCATTAAAAATATTCCATAGTTTTGTATTAGCAGAACAATTCAAAGCACAACCACCCATAAAAACTAAGTTATGTTTTCCAGTTTTTGCTTGTGCATATCTCATAAATTCTAGCAATCTCAACTCATACACTTTTTGAACAGCAGCCGCAATATCAAACTGTTCTTGTTGTCCTATATGCTCATTCCAATCTGTTATACCTTGATGAAAATTATATTTTTGTTCTTTTATAGATGAGAAATATGCATTTACTTTATTAAAGTATCTATTTGGGTCTCCATATGCTGCCATCCCCATCATAATATACTCTTCTTGATTAGGCATTAAGCCTATAAGAGACGTAAATGCCGAATAGAAAAGGCCAAAGCTGAAAGGATAATTGAATTTTTTAATTAGCTTTATTTTTTCACCTTCACCCACCCATATTGTTGAAGTATTATACTCTCCGATAGCGTCCAAAACAACAATTACAGCATCATTAAACTTGCTTGTATAGTACCCAGCGCAGGCGTGAGAATAATGATGATTAAAATATTTAACTGGAAGATTCATTGTAATATTTGGCTTCCAATCAGCAGCACCGCCCTTTAAAAATATTCTTGATCTTTTAAGTTGGGGATGCTCATAGTATGCTATATGAGTTGGTGTGCCATAATTAAGCATATCAGTATATATTTCTTCATTATTGTACCAATCATTTTTTTGCTTACTATAACGCTCTGCATGTGCTGCAAAAAGTATCTCTCCTTCTCTTATTAAAGATATTGAGGCATCATGAGAAGTTTCATTTATTCCAAGGATAGTTTTCATTTTTTTCCATTTCTTTTAAAAACTTTTCAGCAACATGTATGTGTGCATGATAAGATATATGACCTCTATATTTTTCTGTAGAATCTGAAGCAGAATAAAAATTTTTGTTTTCGCTAAATTCTAAATGACATAAATTTTTTGAATTACATTTTATTTCTGGATCGCAAAAAGTTTCTTGATATTCTGAAAACAAAATTAAATTTTCTTTTTTTAATAATTTATCATAATAATTTTTATCATTATAAAAATTAATTAAATTTTCACACATAAACTCTTTCCTGTCATCAATTCTTTTTGCATGCCAATATCGCATATCTACAGGAATATAATTTTTAAATTTAGTTTTATGTAAATTTAAAGATAGCCATTGTTCTTGCTCTGGAAACCATGTTGACCAAATTAAAAGTATATTATTGCTATTGCAGTATGCCTCTAACATTTTTATGTACTGAATTGAAATATCAAAAGCGGTTTCCCTTGGAAAGTGATCCTTTGCGTTGATTGGTAACTTTAAATATTTTTCATCTAATTGGTACCGTTTATTTGGGAAAAATTTATACCTTATAACCTTGTTTTTATCTGAAATATCATGGGACTCTGGGCGGAATGATTCAGGCTGGTCATCATAGTTAATTGGAATCATAAACTTTGGCCTAGATGCTACTTGCATTCTGAGAAAATCTGGAAACAATGCTAAAACAATTTTGGGTTTTTTGAAATATTCTATATATGAAAAAAAGTTACTAATTGCCCATTGTACTGAGCCTCCTGCCATGGCAATAATATTATTTGTTAAATTTAAGTTTTTAGCAATCTGAGTAGCCCAGACCTGTTCTGGCTCTACACCGCAACCTACAGTAACTGAACACCCTAAAGTAACAATGTCTGAATCAGAATCGTAGTTTTTTAAAATTTTATCTATAAGATAATAAGACTCTTCCCACAAATCATTTTGATATTCTGGGTGGAAAACTAAATCTTTTTCCCAATTATTGTCTTTCACAATTATCCATTTCGTTTAAATGTTTAATAAAAGTATCTGCAACGTGTGCGTGTACATGAACCCCCCAATGAGCTTCTGGTTTTCCTTCTCTCCTGTCACTTGCACGATAAAAATTATCACCATACAAAATTTCATATTCTTCATGACATTTTTCATAATAATTGCAAACTTCTATCGAAGAATGTTTTTTTTGGCAATATCTTTCATAAAAATTGTCTTGTTCTCTTACATGCCACTCCCAAGTTTTAACACTAATAAAATTTTTAAATTCAGTCTTATCTATGTTTGATTCTAGCCAGCTTTCTTGATGTTTATCCCAGGTTGACCATAAAAGCTTAATTCCATTTGAATTACAATATAGCTCTAACATTTTTATGTACTGTAATGAGAAATCAAAGGAAGTTTCTGTGGGGAACGTTTCTTCTGCAATTAAGGGTGCTTTAAAATATTTATCTCCTGTTCGCTTATTTGTAAATGTTCCATATCTAATTATATTTGATTTAATTTCAACATCTTTTGGAATATATTTTGTTGTCATTTCCTTTGGGTTTGAAGCAATTTGTATTCTTGTAAATTCTGGAAATAAAGCTACTACTATTTCTGGGTTTCCAAATTTATGAACGTAAGAAAAAAAGTTATTAATTGCCCATTGTGCTGACCTTCCGCTTCCAGAAATGTTATGATATTTTAAATTTTTATTATCTGCAATTATTTGAGCCCAAGTTTTTGATTCTTCAACTCCAACCCCGTACGTATAAGAACATCCTAAAGCTACCATATCAGCGCATGAATCAAACTCTTCTGACAAAAACCCCATTGAGTTTTGTCCTTTTTCTGGGCTATGCCACCAGATATTGTTTAATGGAAATTTAGATTCATGCCAAAAATCGTCATATAACTGGCCCAAATAGTAATGCATTAGTATATAAACCCATCCTCTTTTTTGTCTTTTTTAAATATATTTTTTATTTTTTTAATAAATTTATAAATATAATATTTAATCGCTAACATTTATATTTTTACTAATTTCTAACTCAATAGTTTTCTGAACATAATCAGAAAAATGTTTTCTTATGTTGCCTGGAGGTCTTTTACCCATTTCATTCCATATTCTTCGGTATTCTAGCATATTATCAAATGTGGTAGGACAAACCTTAATTCCGTTAAACTCTTTTAGTCTAACTGGAAGTGGAACATGTTTCCCACAACATTTACATTCTTTAGCTTTATCTTGGTATACACTCATACTATTTCCATTCCATCTAGTGCTTCCGACAAACCTCTGGGCATAGCAGAAGGGGCTTTTATTAAATTAGGGCTTTCTTGTTTTTCTTGCTCTCTATGTTGTTTTCTAAGTGAGCTATATGTATGCACCTCTACCGCCCCAAAATCTGGCCTTGTTAGGCTAATAGCATTATATATGGATCCACATACAGCATCAGCCAAATCTTTAGACCCTTTTCTAGGGTGATCTACCTTATCCCTCATAATTCTTAATTCAAGTAATTCATCAATTAATAATTTTATATGTGGCCCAGATAATCTTTCCTCTAAAACAACCATTGCCATATCGTCATAATGTTTTTTAGCTACAGATAATGTTTCAGTATTGATTCCGTATTGTCTTAGCTGTTGCATCATATCGTGTGAATTCCATCTATCAAATGTACATATTCTTATGTTAAACCCTCTTGACCTTAAGGATAATATATAATCTCTTACTTCTGCAAAATCCACTGACTTATCTGTAGTCGGAGTCCAATATCTTACCGCATCTACCTCAACTATTGGGGCTGGTTGCGAGTAATTATCTGTCACTTTTACATTTACCCATCTATTAATATGAGCCATTGATACTGCACAGTGGTCATGCTTTTGAGCTAAGTCTACATGTATAAAATAATCCTTATCTTCTATTGGCACAAACCAATCTTCAAATCTACCGAACTGATCAATTCCTAAGGATAAATTACTAAAAGCTTTTTCTATCTTTTCACGAGATTTAAAAAATGCATCAATGGCTTCTGGCGGCATACAGGCAAATCTTCCTAATGCATCTACTGGATCTCTATAAAAAGCAATTTTAAAATCATCTATGCTCCTAGTAGGATTTACTTCCCATGTAGGTCTTTTTATTGCATAAACTCTAGGATACCTGTATGAAACTATATGATCTTCATCCCAATAGACTTCAAACTCATTATTCTGTGTATTATCTGGAAGATCTGGATCAACTTTAAACTTATGAGTTCTTTGTATGGTTTCTTTTTCTGCTACAATTTCATCATATCTTTGTTGTATATAATCATTTTTAAATCTAGGAAATGAAAGCAATATTACCTTTCCATAATCTGGAAAACGAGAATCAACAGATGCACGATACATTTCATATATACCACTTGCTGTTTTTGCCTGATCGTGGCCCGTAGTGCTTTCAAGGGCAAAGCCAGATATTTCATCTAGCACAGCAACTAATACGTTATAGCCTTCAAAAGCTTCTCTTTCTGAATGTCCAGAATAAACAGTTACATTTTTATCAAACTTAATCTCTGATGCTTTTTCAAAATACTTGCCAATAAACCAAGGAGAATTTACAATTCTATTTCTAAACCCTTTAAAGAAAACATTGTTAGCCTGTTGTGCGTTAATAGCAATATTAATAATATCTATTGAATCTCCAGGGGGCTTACCGTAATAAGACGCTGGATCTTTTAAACACAATAGTAAATAAACTATATATGCTACGGATATTGTAGAACAATAATCTTTGCCGCTACCTTTTCCTAATTGTGCTACTACTTCGTTACAGGTTTGTTTGTGGCGATCTTCGCCTTCTCTTTCTCCAAATAATTTGACAAGAGTGGATTGTTTATAGATTTGTGAGCTTTTTTCGATAAGCGTATATTGGTACTCCGAAAGTGGGGGGAGTCCAAGGTACTCTTTTCCTGTAACAAATGTTTTGAGATCGACTGGTTTTTCATCAAACTCCTCACCGTCTAGTATATCTATTAAATCATTAAAATTTAAATCCATTAAACTTACTATCTGGGAATATTTTCCCAATAACCTTTTTGTAATATAAAACACTCACCAGTTGAAGGTTTAAACCAGGTCTTTCCCTCTTTAGCATTTTGTGGCTCATTTTCTGAAACATAATCAGATTTCCCTAAGCCAGGATATACTGTGTGACCCTTTTTAATTTTAACATAATTAAATATATTATTTGAATATGAATATCTAAAATCACTTAAAACAGTTTTAACTCCATGAGTGCAATGCTCTTTTGCTGAATGTATAACAAAATCACCAACGTTTGGTTTGTAAACAATATTTTGATTTACATATTCTAATTCTCCGCCTTCAAATTCATTTAGATATATAACAATTCCATAGTTTGTATTTTGAATTAAATCGTATGGTTCACCTTCAATATATTTTGATGCTTGTCTTTGCAAAGAATC